ATTGGTGCTATTGCAGGTCAAGGTAGTGCTGTTGGTAAAGCAATGGCTATAGGTCAAGCAACTATATCAGGTATTGAAGGTGTTCAAAACGCATTTACTACTGCAAATAAAAATCCTATAACAATAGGTTTCCCCGCATATCCTTATATACAAGCAGGTTTAGCAGGTGCATTTAGTGCTTTACAAATTAAAAAAATAGCATCAACAAAAGCAGATGGTAAAGGTTCGACACCTAGTCCTACAGTTAGTGGTGGAGGTGGTGGAACACCATCAATACCACAATTACCACCAACATTCAATACAGTAGGAGCAAGTGAAACAAATCAATTGGCATCTGCAATAGGACAACAGGAGCAAACACCTGTAAGAGCGTTTGTAGTTTCTAACGATGTTACTACTGCACAAAGTTTACAAAGAAATATTGTAGAAGGAGCTACAATATAAAAACAAAATTAACAATTAAATACGTTATATTAATATGAAGATTATAGAATTAGTACTTGATGAAGACCAAGAAGGTTCAGGAATTGAGGCAATTTCGATAGTTGAATCACCTGCTATAGAAGAAGATTTTATTGCTTTAAACAGCAAAGAGATTAAACTTGCTGAGGTATCAAAAGATAAAAAATTATTAATGGGTGCTTTACTTGTGCCTAATAAACCAATTTATAGAAAATCTGGTGAAGATGAATATTATATTTATTTCTCAAAAGATACAATTTCAAAAGCATCTCAATTATATTTAAAAAACGGTAACCAAAACAATTCAACTTTAGAACACCAACATACTTTAAGTGGTTTAACACTTGTAGAATCTTGGATCGTTGAAAGTGAAACCGAAGATAAAAGCCGTTTATATAATTTAAATGTACCAATTGGCACTTGGATGGGTACCATAAAAGTTAACAACGATGAAATATGGAACGAGTACGTTAAAACAAATAAAGTTAAAGGTTTTAGTATTGAAGGATACTTTGCAGATAAGATGGAATCTCCTAAAGAATCAGTAGAAGAAAAAATGGAGGTTAATAATAATAAATTACTTGAATCAATAAAAGATATTTTGATCAATGATTAGAAGAATAAGAAAAAATAGAAGACCTGGTAGTGCAGGTTATATTCCTGCAAGAGCAGCACAAAATGGAGGACAAAGAGCTTGTTTATGTCCTGATACTTTAAATTATTCTAGGCAATGTTGCGATGGTTCTATATGGGCTCAAGGCATTGGTTCAATAACAAAAATAAGTTGAAAACACAAAATTTAAATTAATAACCGTTATATAAATAATTATGAAAAGTACACAAATGTTAAATAAAATTAAGACACTTTTAGACATCCAAATCAAATTAGAGGAAATGAAATTAGAAAATGGAACTAGAGTAGAAGCTGAATCTTTCGAAAAAGGAAAGGAAATTTTCATTATGACAGACGATGAGAAAGTAGCAATGCCTGTTGGCGAATATATTTTAGAAGATGGAAGGTTACTTGTTGTAGAAGAAGAAGGACTAATTGCTGATATGAGAGAAGTATCTGATAAAGTACCAGAAAAGGAAATAACAGAAGATATGGAAGATAAAGATGAATATGAAGACCAAGAAGAAGAAAAGGAAATGGCAGATGAAGGTAATTATGTTACTAAAGATTCTTTTAGAGAAATGGAAGTTAAAATTCAAAATCTTGAGGATGCTATTGCCGATTTAAAAGGTGATAAGGAATCTAAAATGGAGGATCAAGTTGAAGAAGTAAATGATGGTAGTTTAAAATCAAGAACAGTAAAAGAAGAATTTAAATCTCTTTTAGATAATGAAATTGAAAAATTATCTGAACCTTCAGTAACACCAATAAAACACAGTCCAGAATCTAAAAAATCTACAAATAATAAAGGATTTTTATATTCTCAAAATAGAGTAGGAAATACTTTAGATAGAGTTTTAGCAAAATTAAATAAATAATAAATAAAAATAAATTAAAAAAATGAGCACTTTCAACTATTTATCGAATGACGATGTCCAAAATCAAGTTGGACAATCTTACTATACAGCAACTGGAGATATTTCAGAAAGCGATTTAGGAAATGACCACAACGTTGCAGTTGATGGTTTAACAATAGGTATTCCTAAAATTACATCAGGAAATTTAGGATGCACAATATTCTTTAGAAATTCAGGTGCAGCAGGAAACAACAAATTAGTTATTTCGCCTGATGATTCAAACAAAATAATTGGATCAGTTACTTTATCAGCTTCTGTAGTAGTAGCAGGTGGTGTTTTAGGTAAAGACTGGGAAAATACTAAAGCAACATCTATTCAAGGTGACTGGTGTGCTTTAAGAGCAGTTAGTTTAACAGAATGGTATATAATAGGATGTCAAGGAATTTGGGCATCAGAAGCATAATAATAATAATTAATAAATAAAAATAATAAAATGAGTAATTTAAAAAATGTAAAATTGGGAACAGCAGTGAGCGTTTCTACTTCCTATGCCGGTCAATTTGCTGGGGAATATATAGCCGCTGCTTTACTTAGTTCAAGCACTATTAGTGATGGTGGATTAACTGTTAAAGCAAACATTAGTTATAAAGAAGTAATCAAAAAATTAGCAACAGGTTCTTTAGTTAGTCCTGCATCTTGTGATTTTGATCCTAATTCTTCTATCGTATTAACTGAAAGAATTATACAGCCAACTGAGTTACAGGTTAACCTACAACTTTGTAAAAAAGATTTTGTAAATGATTGGGAATCCGCAAGTATGGGATTTGGTTTGGCGAGAAATCTGCCACCTGTTTTTAGTGATTTTTTAATTGCTCACGTGGCAGCAGAAGTTGCTCAATCAACTGAATTAACATTATGGCAAGGAGATACTGCAGCAGCATCTAATAATTCATTTGATGGATTCCAAAAGATTATTGCAACAGCAGCAGCAGCAGGAGATATTCCAGCAGCTCAACAAGTTACAGGAACAACTCTTTCAGCAGTAAACATTATTGCAGAATTATCTAAAGTTGTGGATGCAATTCCATCTGCTCTTTATGGTAAAGAAGATTTATTCATTTACATACCAAGTTCAGCAGCTAAATTTTATGTTCAGGCTTTAGGCGGCTTTGCAGCAAATGGATTAGGAGCAAATGGAACAAATAATGAAGGTACACAATGGTGGAACAATGGAAGTTTAACTGTTAATGGTGTTAAAATCTTTGTTTGTCCGGGAATGGCTAATGACAAAATGTATGCAGCCGAAAGAAGTAACCTTTATTTTGGAACTGGTTTGTTAAATGACAACCAACAAGTAAAAGTTATAGATATGGCTGACATAGATGGAAGCCAAAATGTTAGGATGATAATGAGATTTACATCAGGTGTCCAATTTGGAGTTGCCTCAGATTTAGTTGAATATTCAGCTTAATAAATAATTAACCAAAATTAAAGGGTAAGTAGGTTTTACTTATTTACCTTTTTTTTTAATAAAAAATAAAACAAATGGCGTGTGCACTAACATCAGGAAGGAAAATACCTTGTAAGTCAGCTTTTGGTGGGATTAAAGAAGTCCTATTTGCTGATTTTGGAGGTTTAACAGGAATAACAATAGATGCTGCAACTAAACAAGTAACTGCTGTAGCAGGTACTGCTAGTTGGTATAAATTTGATGTAAAAGGTCCGAGTTCTTTAGAAACTACTGTTACAAGTAGCAGAGAAAATGGAACAACTTTTTATACTCAAACAATTAATTTAACTTTAACATTTTTAGAAGCTAAAACTCAAGCAGAGTTACAAATATTAGCTTTAGGTAGACCTTACGCTGCAGTTGTTGATTATTATGGAAATACATTCTTATGTGGATTTGAGAATGGGATGGAAGTAACAACAGGAACGGTAGTCTCAGGAGCTGCTGCAGGTGATTTAAGTGGGTTTACAATGGTTTTAGAAGGTATGGAGGAAACAGCACCTTACTTTCTAGATTCAGGAGTTATAACTGCTGAAGCAGGACAAATTGTTCCTAATTAATAAAAGATAATTTATATATTGAAATTAAGCACTCTAAGGGGTGCTTTTTTTTTGCTTTTATCTATCTACAAAATAAGTTAATTAATACGTTATATAAGTAATGATAGTTTTTAAGACTGCTGTAACAGCGCAAACTTTTAATGTAATCCCTAGAATATATGGATCAGAATTTACTATGTCTATTACAGATGATAGTACAAATATTACTGTTCTTTATGATATAACAACAGCAACTACTGATGTTAATTTTTTAACTTTTAATCAAATATTTGATCCTGTTTTAATAGAAGGACATTTTTATGATATTCGTTTTTTTACTGATTTTAATTTTTGGAATACTAATTATCAATTATGGGAAAATGATAACACTTTTTGGAATATAGATAGAACAACAGATGCTACCTTATTTAGAGATAGAATTTTTTGTACTGATCAAGAAATAGATCAAATGGAAGATGAATATTACAATTTAAATTTGGGTATTTACAAAACTTTTAATTCCTTTGATAACACTTATAAGGTATTTTAATTATGAAAAAAACAATAAAAAGAGATAATAATGGAAGATTTGCAAAGCATAACTCAGAGTTTAGTTTTGTAAATTTAGCAACCTATACAAGTCCAGAAATATTAGAGGTACAAGGTAAAGATTGGATAAAATATGGGGTAGATAATAATTATTTTCAATTTCTTATAGATCGTTACAATGGTAGTCCAACCAATAATGCTTGTATTAATGGAATTAGTCAACAAATATTTGGTAAAGGTATAAATGCCACAGATGCTTCAAGAAAGCCTGAGCAATATGCTCAAATGATTACACTCTTAAAACCTGAAATGGTACAAAAAGTTAGTTATGACCTTAAATTAATGGGTCAAGCAGCTATTCAAGTAATTTATGGAAAGGGTAGAAAAAAAATAGCACAATTAGAACATTTTCCTATTGAAACATTAAGAGCAGAACAATCTGATGAGGAAGGAAATATAAATGCTTATTATTATTTCAATGATTGGCCAAATATAAAACCCTCTGATAAACCGTTAAGAATTCCATCTTACGGTACAAGTAAAGAAAATATTGAGATATATTATATAAAACCTTACCGAGCAGGATTTTATTATTATAGTCCTGTAGATTATCAAGGAGGTTTACAATATGCAGAGTTAGAAGAAGAAATAAGTAATTATCATTTAAATAACATAATGAATGGATTGGCACCTTCAATGCTTATAAATTTTAACAATGGAACACCAAATCAAGAACAAAGAGAATTAATTGAACAAAGGATTGCACAAAAATTTTCTGGCAGTTCAAATGCAGGGAAATTTATTTTAGCCTTCAATGATAATAAAGAAAGCCAAGCAGAGATAACGCCAGTACAATTATCAGATGCTCACCAACAATACCAATTTTTAAGTGAGGAAAGTACCAAAAAAATATTAGTTTCTCATAGGGTAGTATCTCCAATGCTTTTAGGTATAAAAGATAGTGCAGGATTAGGAAATAATGCTGATGAAATTAAAACTGCATCTTTATTAATGGATAATACCGTTATAAGACCTTTTCAAGAGCTTTTAATTAAATGCTTTGATCAACTATTAGCGTATAACGATATAGCCTTAAACCTATACTTTATAACCTTACAGCCACTAGAATTTACTGAAATAGATAAAACCATTCAAGATAAAGAGGATATTGAAGAAGAAACAGGGGTTGAAATGCAGAAATTTAGTTTAAAAATGATAGATGGTAAAACAGCATATAAAACAATAAAAGAAGCCGAAAATGCAGCAAAAGAAATAGGTTGTGGTGGTCATCACGAAATGGAAGTTAATGGTGAACTTTGGTATATGCCTTGTAAAAGTCATAATAAATTAGGTAAAAGTCCTTGTTGGGATGGTTATCAAAAAAAAGGAACTAAAAAAAATTCAAAAGGTGAAACTGTGAATAATTGTGTAAAAATTTCTACAGAATTATCAGAAGAAGATGTTGAGGTTGTTTTAGGAAGTTTAGGAACAAGTGGAATTAAAATGGAAAGTAAATGGGTTTTTGTAGATGAATTAGATGAAAATTCAGAATATAGTAATGAGGATTGGGCAAATTATTTAATTAAAGAAAAAAAATCAACTTTAAATAAAATTAGAGATATAATTGGTTTAAAACAAGAAACTGAAACAAATGTAGGAAGTAAAAATGATGGTTCTGCTTATAGTGATTTAGATAGTAAAAATGGTTTATATAAAATTAGATATAAATATGCTCGTGGTATGGCAAAAAGTGGACAATCAAGACCTTTTTGTGAAAAAATGATGAGTTTAAGTGGTCAAGGATTAGTATGGAGAATTGAAGATATAGATAAAGCAAGTTATAGAGAGGAAGTAAATACTGATTTTAGACATAAACCAGATTTAGATTATAATATTTTTGAATTAAAAGGTGGAATATATTGCCAACATAAATGGGTTAGAGTTTTATATAGATTAGAAAGTAATACTGAAATTTCAGAAAATTTAAATAATTATAAAAAAGTTAGAACAATTCCTAAAAGTTATTTAAGAAATCCAAGAGGAAGTAAAAAAGCTGCAATAGCAACTGATAAACAAACAGGGCGAGGAGCATACCCAAAATAAAAAATTATGGCACAACCACTATTTATAAACAGAACAGACTTAGTTAGGAATTCCATAATCGATGGGAATGTAGATACTAATAAATTTATTTATTTTATTTCTTTAGCACAAACTATCCATATTCAAAATTATTTAGGTACTGATTTATATAAAGAATTTGAAGGAATGATTACTGCAGGAACTTTAACTGAAATAGCTAACCCTAATCATTTTTTATTAATGGTAGATTATATTCAACCAATGCTAATTTGGTTTGCTCAAGTGGATTATATTCCATTCGCAGCTTATCAAATAAAAAATGGCGGAGTATATAAACATAGATCTGAAAATAGCGAAAGTGCATCTAAAGAAGAATTAGATTATTTAGTTGCTAAAGCTAGAGAATACGCTGAATATTATACCAGAAGATTTATTGATTATATGAATTTTAATAACACAACTTTTCCTAAATATTTAAGCAATTCAAATGACGATATTGATCCATCACAAGATGCAATTTTTAATGGATGGGTATTATGAGATATAAACCAAAAGAAAAAAATGTAGAAAAATTAAAAGCATTTTTAAAAAAACAAAATAGAAAAAAATAATTATGGCTACTTTATTTAATACTAAAATATCTGCAACTTATCCCGGTCTTTTAAAGACTATAGATAATGCTGCAATAAGTGCAACTCTAAAACAATTAACTGATGGTTCAGGTAATGCTTCTGGTTTATTTTTAAACAATTCAGGAGATTTTAAGGTAACTTCCATTTTAGAATGGGGGTCTTTAAAAGACACAGGAACTGGAGTAACTATAACTCAATTTGTAACAGCAGCTAATGGAATAGCTAATTTTAATAACGATACTACTGTACCAACAAGTGCTGCAGTTAAAACGTATGTAGATGCAGTTGTAACAGCTTCTGATTTAGATTTTAAAGGAGACTCTGGAATTGGCGAAGTAGATTTAGATAGTGAATTATTAGAAATATCAGGAACTACAAACGAAATTATTACTGTAGCTTTAAATCAAAAATTAACTATAGGTCTTCCAAATAGTGTAACTATAAGCGGAATTTATACAGGTGCTACGTTCTCAGGAGACTTAAACGGAACTATAAATACAGCAACTACTGCTATCACTCAAACAGCAGGAAACAATTCAACTAAAGTGGCTACAACAGCGTATGTGGATAGTTTAGATGCTGCAAGTGATTTAGATTTTAGTGGTGATAGTGGAACAGGAGATGTAACTTTAAACACTCAAGTTTTAGCAATAACAGGTACAACTAATCAAATAGTTACTGCTGCAGCAAATCAAGGATTAAGTTTAAGTTTACCATCAACAGTTCATAGAAATTTACAAGGTAATGTAACAGGAAATGTAGATGGGGATTTAACTGGTAATGTTACTGCAACATCTGTTCTTGTAAATGGTGTTTCAGCAACTACTCAATCTTCAACTGATAATTCTACAAAAGTAGCGACAACAGCATATGTAAAAGGTTTAGATAATGCTTCAGATTTAGATATAACAGGAGATACAGGAACTGGAGATGTTAACCTTAATACACAAACACTAAATATTTTAGGTACTACAAATGAAATAACAACTGCCGTAGTTAATCAAACAGCAACAATAAGTTTACCAAGTTCAATTAGTGTAGATGTTATAGGAAATGTAACAGGAGATTTAACTGGAAATGCAGACACTGCAACAGCTTGGGAAACAGCAAGAAGTTTATCAGTTACAGGCGAAGCAACAGGAATACTTTTAAATGTAAATGGAACACAACCAGTAAGTGGTGCTGTAACATTAGACAATAATTCGGTAACTGCAAAAGTATTAACAGGATTGCCAACCCCTGCTTCTGCAACTGTTTTAGCAACAGATTCAATTTTAGATGGTATTGGTAAATTACAATCACAAATAAATGGTTTAGCTAATGGACTTCAATTTCAAGGAGCTTGGAATGCTACAAGTAATTCCCCTGTATTAAGTTCAGGTGGAGGTGAAGCTGCAAACGGAATAACAACAGCAACAACTGCAAATAAATTAGTTGATAGTTTAGCAAATTTTACTTCAACCGTTACTGTTGGAGATAAAGTAATAAATCAGGTTGACAGACAAACTGCTTTAGTTACTGGTGTTGATAGTAATACCACACTTTCGTTAGCTTCAGACATTATGTTAACAGGAGAAGGATATACAATAGATAATAGTCCATTTATAAATCAAGGTTATTATTATGTAGTAAATGAAGGTGGTACTACAAGTTTAAATGGAATTAACACTTGGTCTGTTGGTGATTGGGTAATAGCAGGAGCAACTAACGTATGGGAGAAATTAGATCATACAGATGTTGAAGGAACAGGAACACCTGGAAATATTGCTAAATGGTCAGCAACAGGAACAATAGCTGATTCTATAATGGCTGAATCTGGTGCTGCAATTACAGTAACAGGAAGTTTAAGTACGACTACAAATTTAAACTCAGGAAGTAATTTTGCAGTAGCTACTAATAAATTTACAGCTAATGGAACAACTGGAAATGTTGCTTTTGTTGGAAACTTAGCAATAAATACAAATAAGTTTACAGTAAATGCTACAAGTGGAAATACTTTA